AACATTTCCATACAAGTGGTGTAGCTGCAATTGCAACTGAGCAATCCCTATATGCTGATTTAGTTTCAGAAGCTATTCACCATAGGGGTCATGATGTGTATTATCTTGACCGTACACTTGTTGCTGAAGACAATGTTCTTGGTGAGGATTCTCTGTCTAAATTCAACACTCAGTCTTTAATTGAAATGTACATGGAAGACTCTGGTGGTGGGTTTGCAGGAGAACGTGAGCTTATGTCTCAGTTTGGTTTGCAAAACCTTAGTGAAGCAACTTTCGTTGTAAGTAAAACAAAGTTTCAAGAAAAAACAAAACAATTACAAATAGAAACGGCAACAGACTCAACATCGTCTGGTTCTATCCAATTGGAATCTGGTACGGTATCCGATAGTCAAATATCTTATATTCTAAATGAAACTGATGCAACTGATGCTGACCGTCCTTTTGAGGGTGATGCAATTTATCATCCAACACTAAAGAAATTGTTTGAGATTAGCTTTGTGGATCACGATAATCCTTTTCACCAGTTAGATAGTAATCCTGTTTATAAATTAAAATGTCGTCTGTTTGATTATGGTTCCGAAGAACTCAGTACTGGTATTACTGAAATTGATGCAATCGCAGACGATTTATCAGTTGCAAGTTCTGACTATCAGATTACACTTGAAAATGCAAGTATTGTTGGTCAAGAATTAACAATGGATTTAAATAGATATACTTTAGATTCAACAGTTATTACCCGTGACATTACAATAATTGGTGCAAATCAAGACCCACCTTCATTTGGTGAAAGTATAATACTTGAAACTGGTGGCGATGAGTACATTATATCTGAAGAATATATAATAGGTGATGGGGTTATAGATAAAACAGCTCAAAATGAGTTGTTTGAAACATTGGATGATACGGTGCTTGACTTCAGTGAGTCAAACCCATTTGGTGATGTAGGGAGTGCAAACTAATGACTACTGGAAGATTGGTTGCAACGGAACAATCACTGTATGCAAACTTGGTTGCAGAGGCAATTCAGATTCACGGCCATGATGTGTATTATCTTGACCGTACACTTGTTGCTGAAGATACAGTGCTTGGAGAAGATGCACTGTCAAAGTTTAACACTCAAGTTCCTATCGAAATGTATATGGAAGACTCTGATGGGGGTTACGCTGGTGAACAAGAAGTAATGACTCAGTTTGGTTTAGGAAATCTAAGTGAGGCAACTTTTGTAGTTAGTAAGACAAGATTTCAAGAGAAGACAAAACAGATTCAAATTGAAGAAGGCACAGACTCAACATCATCTGGTTCTATTCTATTGGAGTCTGGAACAATTTTAACGTCTAAATTGGAAGGTGAAGTATTTTATATTGTAAATGAAACTGATGCGACTGATGTAGATCGACCCTTAGAGGGAGATGCAATTTATCACCCAACACTCAAAAAATTATTTCAGATTAACTTTGTTGATCATGATGACCCCTTTCATCAGTTAGACAATAATCCAGTTTATAAGATGCGGTGTAGATTGTTTGATTATGGTTCAGAAGCACTTGACACAGGTATTACAGACATTGATGCGATTGAAGATTCTCTCTCAATTGCAAGTTCCAATCATCAATTAACTCTTGAGGACGAAACAGGAAGTATTCTACTTGAAACTGGTGGTGATGAATATATTATACAGGAAGACTATATAGTAGGTGATGGAGTAACGGATAAGACAGCTCAAAATGAGTTGTTTGAAACATTGGATGATACGATACTGGACTTCAGTGAATCGAATCCATTTGGTGATGCAGGGAGTGCAGAATAATGTTAGGTCAACAGTTTTACCACGAAACAGTACGCAACATAGTTGTGGGTTTCGGAACAATTTTTAATAATATTCAATTAGTTCGTAAGGACAATGCTGGGGCAGTTCAACAGACCATGAAGGTTCCTTTGGCATATGGACCAAGGCAGAAGTTTCTTGTTCGTTTGAACGATGATGCAGACCTTAGTAAAGCTGCTGCGGTTACTTTACCTCGTATTGGTTTTGAAATTACAGGTCTTACCTACGATCCCGGTAGGAAACTAAACCGTGTTCAGAAGTTTAAGAAGGTTAAGGGTGACACAACCAAAACACAACAGTTAGACACCCAGTATATGCCTGTTCCTTATAATATTGATTTTGAACTTTACATTCTTGCAAAACAATCTGATGATGCACTACAGATTGTCGAACAAATTCTTCCTTACTTTCAACCAGATTATACAATCACGATGAATGATAATGCAGATATGGGTGTTAAAAAAGACATCCCTGTTATCCTAAACAGTATTTCTTATGAGGATGATTATCAGGGAGACTTTACGACAAGAAGAGCCATCATTTATACATTGAGTTTCACTTGCAAGTTCTATCTCTATGGTCCTGTTACATCCAGTAAGGTTATCAAGACGGTACAGGTTGATGCATACACTGATTTGCCTGACCAATCACCAACACGACAACAGAGACTTACTGTTACACCAAATCCAACCAGTGCTGATGCTGATGATGATTTTGGTTTCAATGAGGTAACATCGTTCTTTGAGGATGCGAAAAATCATAATCCAGTGACGGGTGAAGATGAGTGATAACATGTTTCATTATGCAGATGTTCCTTTATCAGTAATTGATAATCTAATAAATTTAGAAGAAGAATTACAAGTTTTAGATCGAGCTCGAAAGGGGCAATTAACTCTTGAGAATTATTCGGGATACAAAAAAATATCCGATAGTGGAATGCCATTAGAAGAAACGAGTAATTCCCTACAAGGACATACTAATATACCCGTTTTTACTGAAGATGAACAAAAATATTCAATGAAGTTGTTTAACGAAATTCTAAAACCAATTGTTGGTTATGAACCAAATACTCAAGGTAGGTATGGATATTATAAACAACCCATTCATATGCATAATGATGGTGAAAATTATCTAGGTGATGATTGGAAATCGCACAATAGAACAGGACAAAAACCTCGGCCTGCAAACACAACAGTATTCTTTCCACTAAGGTGTTACAAAGAAGATGGAAGTACAGGAACAACTGAGACTGTATACTTTGACCAAAAAACTCCTTGGTCTTACAAATCTGGAATTGAACCAGAAGGTGAAAATGAAAAGTTCTATAGAAGACACGGTGCAGCTGGGTGGAAATTAGATCATGATTACAGAGATTTGGTAGGATACACTAACAAACCTTTTGATTCAGATGTTTGGGTAGAACACTTACAACAGCATCCAATCGAAATGTTACACGGATTTAGTTTTGCGGCATCTCTTCCTTGGAATATTGGTCAGGTTGTGATGTTTGAGACTTCACGACTTCATTGTGGTTCTTATATGGAAGATTGTTTTGGTAAGGATTGTTTTCTTGTGAAGATTAACACGGATTTGTGGAATTGATATGGTAAATGAAATAGATAAAGCACTCGGTGTGGTTGGGGATGTTATTCCACCCGAAGCTTCTTTAAACCCAAACGCTAAACTCTCTGAAGTTTCTCGTTATCCAGACGACTTGCTTGATGATGAGGATATTGATGCTGACTATAAGTACCAAAGAGAGAACTTCTATCGGTTGGTTGAACAGGGTTCGACTGCGATTGAAGGTATCCTTGAACTTGCAAGAGAGGGTGAACACCCAAGAGCATACGAGGTTGCTGGACAGTTAAT